GGAAAAAGACTAATGTTTGAGAAAATTAGAAACGTATCTTTATTATTGACGTTTCCGGCAGTGTTAGTCGGGATGTATGGTTTCATGTTCAAGGGTTGGGATACATTCCCAATGCTTTGGGCATTGCCCTTCGTATTCATTGCATTATGTGCGTGGATTACAGAGGGGTGCGACTAATTAGTTACTCTGAGCTGCACCCTGAATACTTATGAAGGGTACAGCGGTAACTAAAATAACCTTCACCAACCGCCAACCAGAGGAGATTGACAATGGCGACAATGGAAACTTTCGTAGCAGACAAGTGGGTAGAACTTACCAAAGGCAAAGACTTATTCAGCAAAGCTGCTGACTCCGGTGTTCCTATCAGGGT